GGATCTAAAGGAGCTTTGCATGGATTGACTAAGTTTAGCTTAGACGAAGCCCCTTCTAATAGTTTTTTTCTTGAATATGTATCAAGACCGCCAACAGCGGAAATGTTTTTTGAAGATGTATTGATGGCATTAGTATTTTATGGAATGCCACTATTAGCAGAAAACAATAAGCCAAGACTTTTATATTATTTAAAAAGAAGAGGCTATAGAGGATATTCAATGAACAGGCCCGATAAAAGTTATAATAAATTATCGGTTGCAGAAAAAGAAATAGGAGGTATACCAAACTCCTCAGAAGATATTAGACAAGCACACGCAGCAGCTATAGAATCATATATAGATAAACATGTAGGATTAAAAGAAAATAATAACTATGGTGATTTATACTTTGATCGTACATTAAATGATTGGGCTTTGTTTGATATAAATAAAAGAACAAAGTTTGATGCAGCAATAAGCTCAGGGCTTGCAATCATGGCATGTAATAAAAATATGTATGCACCCGCTGTAGTAAGAACAAAAAAGAAATTAGAGTTTGAATTTAAAAAATATAATAACCAAGGTAGTTTATCAAAAATATTAAAGTAAATGGCAAAGTCACACCCAACAGGATTATTTCCGAGTATGTCAGTATCTGACGCAGAAAAAGCTAGCATAGAATATGGTAAGAAAATAGGAAGAGCTATTGAATCGGAATGGTTTAAAAAAGATTCTGGTACTTCAAGGTATCAATCTAATCGTGAAAACTTTCATAGATTAAGATTATACGCGAGAGGAGAGCAATCAATACAAAAATACAAAGATGAACTTTCGATAAACGGAGATTTATCTTATTTAAATTTAGATTGGAAACCAGTGCCTATCATTCCAAAATTTGTAGATATAGTTGTTAATGGTATTGCAGAAAGAATGTACGATATGAAAGCATATTCACAAGATCCTTCTTCTGTAAAGCAAAGAAGTGATTATATGGAAAATGTATTACGTGATATGCGTAGTAAAGAATATATAGATAGTGTGCAAAGAGAAATAGGTATAGATATTTATAAAACAGAAAAAGAAAAATTACCTTATGATGAAAAAGAATTAAGCGTGCATATGCAACTTGATTATAAACAAGGTATTGAAATTGCTCAAGAAGAAGCTCTTGCAAATGTATTTGATAAAAATAAATATGAGCTTACAAAGAAAAGGCTTGATTACGATGTAGCTGTTATAGGAATGGCTTGTGTAAAAAATGGATTTAATAAAGCAGAAGGAATAACAATAAATTATGTAGACCCTGCAGATATTGTATATTCATTTACTGAGTCTCCATATTTTGACGATTTATATTATGTAGGAGAAATTAGAAAAATCAGTATTCTAGAATTAAAAAAACAATTTCCTCATATTACAGATGAAGAAATAAAAAATATAGAAGATAATGGATTAGGTTCAGGTGCATTGTTATATAATAAATCATATGGAGCTTTAGATGGCGACGATGATGGATATATATATGTATTATATTTTGAATATAAAACATATCATAATCAAACATATAAAATTAAAGAAACAGCTTCCGGTGGTAAAAAAGCAATAAAGAAAGACGACAACTTTAATCCGCCTGCAGATCAAAGATCAAGATTTGAAAAAATAAATAGAGCAATTGAAGTTTTATATGCAGGCGCTAAAATTATAGGTAGTGAAAATATTTTAGAATGGAAAATGTGTGAAAATATGACAAGACCTAAATCTGATACAACTAAAGTTGAAATGTCGTATAATATAGTGGCTCCAAGAATGTATAAAGGAAGATTAGAATCTTTAGTTAGTAGAATGACAACATTTGCTGATATGATTCAACTTACACATTTAAAACTACAACAAGTATTATCAAGGATGGTCCCAGACGGAGTATTTTTAGATGCGGATGGTATTGCAGAAGTTGATTTAGGAAATGGTACAAATTATAATCCTCAAGAAGCTTTAAATATGTTTTTTCAAACTGGATCTGTAATTGGAAGATCAATGACGCAAGATGGTGAATTTAATAATGGTAGAGTTCCTATACAAGAATTACAATCTGGAAGTGGAAGTAGTAAAATATCTAGTTTAATAACAGCCTATAATTATTACTTACAAAACATGAGGGATGTTACAGGATTAAATGAAGCAAGAGATGGTTCAGCTCCTGATAAAAATGCTTTAGTTGGATTACAAAAATTAGCTGCAGCAAACTCGAATACAGCAACAAGACATGTGTTACAATCAGGATTATATTTAACTTTAAAAACAGCTGAAGCAGTTTCATTAAGAATATCAGATGTTTTAGAATTTGCTAATACAAAAAATTCTTTTGTAAATTCTTTAGGAAGATTTAATGTTGCAAATTTAGAGGAAGTGGCGGAGTTGCATTTGCATGATTTTGGTATTTTTCTTGAACTTACTCCTGATGAAGAAGAAAGACAGCTTTTAGAAAATAACATACAAGCATCATTACAAAGAGAACAAATTAACTTAGAAGATGCAATTGATATAAGAAATGTAAAAAATTTAAAACTTGCAAACGAACTTTTAAAATTAAGAAGAAGAAAAAAATTAGAGCAAGACCAAGCTATAAGCGCAAGAAATATAGAGTTACAATCTGAATCTAACGCTAAAGCAGCAGAAGCTGCAGCAGCAGTAGATATTCAAAAAAATACTGTATTAACAGAAAACAAAGTTAAAATGACTCAAGCTCAAACACAATTTGATATTCAAAAGCTAGAAAGAGAAGCTGCAATTAAAAAAGAGCTTATGTTACATGAGTTTCAACTTAATGTAAAGCTTAAAGAAATGGATTTACGAGTGATTAATGATAAAGACAAGTTCCGTGAAGATAGAAAAGATGAAAGAACAAAAATTCAAGCTACACAGCAATCGGAGTTAATAGAACAAAGAAAAAATAATACACCTCCAAAAAACTTTGAATCCACTATGGGATTTGATAACTTAGGTGGATTTGGATTAGAACAATTTGATCCTAAATAATAAATAAATAAATAAAAAAATGGGTAAAGTAGTAAAAAACGATTGGACCGGTAGTATAAACGGGTCAGCATATACGACAGCAAGTTCAGATGCAATAACACCAACTTCTGGAAATGTATGGGTAGCAATAACAATGTTATCTGACACAGTTTTTGACAGTGCAAGTGGGTTAGTTGCAGAAAGCGCAACAACTTATGTTAATACAGAAGGCATAGGTGCTGGAGCAGCAGGTCTTGTAGTAGACAGTGTAACATTTCCAAAAGGAGTAACAATTTATGGCCGTTGGACTGAAATTGATGTAAACTCAGGAACTATTATAGCATATCAAGGAGCATAAGGTTAATTATTCTTACCTTTATTAAAAGAATAAACAATTATATTATATCATGTCAGAAGAAATAAAAGCAAAAGTTGTAGAAGATGAAAATCCGTCTACAGCTGAAAAAGAAACTAAAGCCCTAAAAAAAATGGGATTAGATACTGGTACTGAAACAATTACCAAAGTAGATTTAAGACAACCTAAACAAGAAGAAGATGCCACTGAAGAGCAAAGCACAGATGAGGTTTCTGTTCGCGACAGATCCGAAACTAGCGAAGAAATACGTGAAGAAAACCAAACGCAGTCTGAAGAGCCTGCCGAACAAAGTCAAAAAGAAGAAAAAGAAATAGTAAAAGAACCTGTTCAGCAAGATACCGCGTTAAATACAGAACCTGAAGCAAATAAACCTATTAAAGAAAACATTGAAATACCAGAAGGTGTTAATGATTTAATTAAGTTTATGCAAGATACAGGTGGTACTTTAGAAGATTATGTTAAACTTAATAAAGATTATTCAAAGTTTGAAAATAATGATTTAGTTAAAGAATATTATAATACTACTAAATCACATTTAAATTCTGAAGAAATTGATTTTTTAATTAAAGATAAGTTTTCTTATGATGAAGAAATAGATGATGCTACAAATGTAAAAAGAAAACAATTAGCTTATAAAGAAGAAATAGCTAAAGCAAAAAACTTTTTAGAAGATCAAAAAAACAAATACTATAAAGAAGTTAAAATGTCTGACAATTTAAATAGTGACCAACAAAAGGCAATAGACTTTTTTAATAGATACAATAATGAGCAAAAAGAAAATGCTCAGATACAAGAAAAAGTGCGTAACGGCTTTAAATTAAAAACGGATGAAGTTTTCAATCAAGAATTCAAAGGTTTTGATTTTAATATTGATAATAAAAAATTCCAATTTAAAGTTAAAGATGTAGATAAAGTAAAAAATACTCAAATGGACATTATGAACGTAGTAGGTAGTTACCTTAGCGATGAAAATGGACTTAAAGATGGGTATGGTTATCACAAAGCATTATTCGCTGCGCAAAACGCTGATAGTATAGCGAATCACTTTTATCAACTTGGTAAAACAGAAGCTGTTAAGGAAATTTCGGCAGAATCCAAAAATATAAATATGGATCCGAGACAAACTAGTTCAGGTGTTGTTGAATCAGGTGGAATTAAAGTGCGAGCAATATCAGGAGACGATAGCTCAAAGCTACGTATTAAGTTAAAAAAATAATTAATAATTAAAATTTAAATATAAAATGGCAGCAATAACTCCATCAGCTGGAGGCTCGTTAAATTCAACGCCAGCACCAGCTAAACAGACATTATCGTCTAACTACCTATCATTTACAGGTGGTTCAAACGATTGGTCTCAACAGTATTTACCAGACTTATATGAGCAAGAAGTAGAAGTATTTGGAAACAGATCTATAGCTTCTTTCTTAAGAATGGTAAGCGCTGAAATGCCTATGACTTCTGATCAAGTTGTTTGGTCT